TACAAGATAAGCATAACGCTTCTTCAAATTCTAAAATGTCCTGGAGAGAGAGTTTTCTCTCTTCAAATGCAAAAATATGAAAAAATGCAGGAAGCGCAATAACATTTCCTGCATTTTTTATATTGGTACATAAGTATTTATAATCAGATAAGATAAGGCATCCATACTTTACAGTTTGGAATTTCACACATCCGTTTTCAACGATAGTCATATCCGCCCTTTCCGTCACATCGTTATTGAAATTTCATGGAACGACCGGTTAAGACAGTCGCCGAACATCGTCAGATCCTTGTCGATTTTCTCGGTGGTGATCTTACAGTACTTCTGCGTAGTAACTATGTTCGTATGTCCCAGAACCCGGCTCACACTTTCGATGGGGCCCCCTTGCTTAAAGCCAGCGTTGCGAATCCATGACGACTCACATAGAACGATATGTTCTTGGTAATCCCGCACTCCCTTATCATCTGCTTCAACGCTTGCAGATTGACCAGTAATTCAGGTCGGGAAACACGACCCCGTTCTCCTGGAACCCCTCGTAACGCTTGATAATCTGCAAGGGAATATCCAGCAGTTTAACCTGGAAATTCACTTTCGTCTTGTGACGCTTGGACAGTATCCATTTCTCACCGTTCACTTCCGCAATGTCATCGGTGGTCAGTTCCTTTATATCCACAAAAGACAGGGCGGTGAAGCTGGCAAAGACAAACAAATCCCAGATATAAGCCAGCTTCCTGTTTGAAAACTCGTGAGCCATTACCGTCTTGATCTCATCCTCGGTCAGGTATTCCCGTTCCTTGACGTTCTGGTTGACGCAATATTGTGCAAACGGGTTTCTCGGTGTCAACCCGTTGTAATGGGCTTTCGCCACAATTGTTTTCAGCCACATGCAGTTTGACCATACACTGACGTTATGAAGCTCCGCATCAGTGGAAAGATAGATCTCGTACTCCTTGATGAAGTCAGGGGTAAGCTCAAGCATGGAAATGTCACTCCGCCTGTAGCATTTCTTTATGAATGCCGCCAGATGGTTTCTTGCCCTTACCCGCACCCGATACGAGCCTTCCGCCCGGTCTATACCGATACGCTTCCTGAAACTCTCGTTGTCCTTATCGAACGCACCGAGAAGTGTTTCGTATTTCGTGCCGAGCCCCTGAAAGGCATTGCGTACCATTTCAGCCATAACGAACGCTTCCCTGTCTGAAAGACGCTGATAATGCTTGATGATTTGGGCCTTAATGTTGTCCAGGGCGAGATTAATGTCCCGCGCTTCCCTGCTCTTTCCTTTTGCCCGGTTGCCCTTGGCGTTCCAAAGCTCTTTGGCAATGGTCTGCTTGCAACTGAATTGGGCTACGGAACCGTTGATTGTCACCCGTCCCATAATCGGAACAAGACCGTTTTTCTCCTTACTGCCGTTCACGTAAAACAGCACTTTGAATGTACTTCGCATAATCCTATTTGTTTTTGTTACAAAATTAGTTATCAGCAAGTTATACATTGCTACGCAAAATGAGGCAGGTAGTAGAAACAATCTCCGACTCTCAATTAATTAACCTGATTACCGGGTAATGATTTGGCAACCGTTCGCCCTCGTTACCTTTCGTTTCTCTGCACTTTGGCATTGGAGAGGTCTTCGTCGGTTTTCCTCATAAGTCATTGAATGCCAATTACAATATCTTCATTTATTCGTTTCTAATTGATTTTTCCAGAAATATTCCATATTCTTTTGACTTAATGCAAAACATGATGAATATATATAGTTCACTCAATCCTTAAAATAAACCGATTGAAAACAGAACAGTTTCCCCTATAATCAAAGGTAAATCAAATCCTTGTTGTCACGGGTGTTCCGGCTTCGCTTTCCATAAGTATTTTCCTTGCGACTGGCGTCGTGGAAAATACTTATGGAAACAAACACCCGGACAACGGATTTGATTTGATGGAAGATTATAGGGGCTAACTGTGACCGATGTGACGCATGGACGTTGCATATTATACATATAAATACATGATGTGACAAGAAGCCTCTTTCTTTGCCGGAACCCCAACCATCCCCAGGGCATTTCAAGTTCCCTGACCTGCCTGCTTTCGAAATATCCGTATCTCATGAAAAAACAGGGGCTTCAGTTCCCTCTGTTCTGCATGGTTTTCGTCTTATTGTATATACTCTTTACCTTTGCCATGTCCGCTTTGTCTTTTTCTCCGGTTCCGCTTTATTTACCGTCGGGCAAGCTCTTGTCTTGCCCGGATTGCAATGGGAGGCAAACCTCCGTCATATGGCAGCTGACATCTGATGAAATTTGATGCCATCTGAGGACAAAGATTTGGAACGGAGCGGTCCCCCTTCATATTTTTGTTCCGAACCAAATGAATACGCTTATGGAAATCGTCACTATCGAAGCGCGTGTCTTTGAAAGGATGCTGAAAAGTCTGGAGGATGCGGCACAAATTACGGATGACCTCTGTGAAAAGCACCGTGAAAAGAGAATGGGGGAATGGATGGACAACCAGGAGGCCTGTATCCTGCTTGATGTAACTCCCCGGACCTTGCAGACCCTCCGAGACAACGGTACGCTGGCATACAGCCGGATCTGTCACAAAATCTACTACAGGCCGGAAGATATACAAGGCATACTTCCCGTAGTCCAAAGGAGAAAGGAGGCGCAGGCATGAATGAGCTGCTGACCGGGGAGGACAGGGACGTCCTCTCTTTTTTCCAAAGGATTGACCGCATGGTGGAAAAAATCGGGAGTCTGTCCCGGAATTGCCGTCCGGTATTGAACGGAGAACGTTTCCTGACCGACAGTGAACTCTCCGTAATGCTGAAAATCAGCCGCAGAACCCTCCAAGAATACCGTAACGAAGGCAAGCTGCCCTATATCCGGCTCGGAGGCAAGGTGCTGTACAGGGAAAGTGACATCGAAAGGATGCTGCAGGACGGGTATAGAAAAGCCGGGCGGTTGTCATAGGAAACTGCTGTAAGACAATGGGGAGGAAGTCCGGACTTCCTCCCCATTGTCTTGTATATGCCGTACATTACGGCTATGAATCCGTACCGTCCTTTTGCCTTCCACATTCCTTCTTCCATCCGCTGTACTGTCCGCACCGGTAGACCCTAGACGGCATGTTGTCCTCCGGCAGGGAATACCGGTTCCTCGTCTTTTCCGACAGTATCCCGAAATCTTTCCGGACCTTTTGGTTGGTTATCTCCGCATATATCTGTGTGGTGCGGATGTTGGAGTGCCCCATCATCCTGCTGATGGTCTCAATGGGAACCCCGTTGGAAAGACAGATTTCGGTCGCATAGGTATGCCGGGCCATATAGTAGGTCAGATGGCAGTCCAGCCCGCAGATATCCCCGATTATTTTCAAGCTCCTGCACAAGCTGGAAGTGGCCGGCACATAAAACAGTCTGCCGTCCGTACCCTCCCCCTTGTACTTCTCCATGATTTTCAGCGGAATATCCAGCAATTTGATACGGCATTCCACTTTTGTCTTCAGACGATGGATGTATATCCATTTTGAACCGTTCTCATCCGTAACGATGTGGCTCTCGGACAGTTCGGCCATCTCCGCCCTTCCCAGGCCTGTGAAAGCCGAAAAGACAAAAAGATCCCTCGTGTGGCACAACCGGTAGGTGGGCAGGTTGGCGGCCATCAGTTTCGCAAGCTGTTCGCCCGTCAGATGCCTGTGAAGTTTCGGGGGAGTCTCCAGTTTGTAACCCGTAAACGGATAACGTCCCAGTATCCTGCGCTTGACGGCAAGCCGGACTATCTTGCACAGCAGGATCAGATAGTCGTTCAAAGACACGGTTTTCAGCCTCCGCACCGTGGAAAGATAAAAATGGAAATTCTCGATGAACCGCATGTCAACCGACCGCAATGCCATATCCTCCGCGCCGTACTTGTATTGCAGGAAGTCATATAAGTGCCTGCGGCCCGTCAGATACCGCACATAGGTATGGCGCGTGCGGTCTACACCCACACGTTTTGCATACTCCCCGTTATGCTCGTCAAAAAGAGCGAGCAGTGTCTCCTTCGGCCGGGTCTTTCCCGTCACGGCGTTCTTTATCAGTTCGGCCGAGACATATCCGGTCGAATCCACATTCTTTTTGTAGGCGGCCTTCGCCTTTTCCTCCAGCTCCTCCAGTTTCCGGTTGAGTTTCCTCAACTCCGCCGTCATTTCAGAATCCTTCCCATGAACGGCCGCACGTCCCTTGCCGGCATCCCAATATTCAGGTGACACTTCCTCTCCGGTAGAATACTGGCCCACTTTACCGTCAAGGGTGATGCGTCCCATTACCGGACACTTCCCTGTCTTTTTGATTTTTTGCCTGTTGATATAGAACAGCAGACGAAAGGTGCTTCTCATGCCTTGACCTCCTTCCCCCTGTTTAACCCGGTATTTTTCTCTTTTCTCCGCTGTTCCCTCAAGCCCATGTCTTTCAAGATGGTGGATGGCGGCAGGTCAATGCCCGACAAAGTGTATTTACCCGTGATTTCATGGCTCAAGGCCGTCACGTCACGGTCCACCTTCTCATTGGTCACTTTCGCATAGCGTTGCGTGGTACTGATGTTCCTGTGCCCCATGGCCTTGCTGACCGTCTCGATGGGCACTCCCTGCGAGAGGCAGATCTGGGAAGCAAAACTGTGCCTGGCCATATGGAAGGACAAATTACGGTCGATGCCGCACTGTACGGCCATCTTTTTCAGGTGGATGTTCATGCTTTCCTTGGTCAGCATGGGGAACAGTTTCCCCTCCGGTGCCATCCCCCTGTATTTTTCCATGATTTTTACAGCAATGTCAAGCAGGCGCACATTTTCCGGAGTGCCCGTCTTCTGGCGCCTGGTTTCTATCCAGAGGTTCCCCTCGTAGTCCCGTACCACATTTTTTTCAGTCAGGTTCCGCATGTCGCAGTAACAAATGCCAGTGAAGACGGAAAAAAGGAACATGTCCCTGGTAAAGTTACGGTTGGGGGTGTCGAATGTGGTGCCCATCAGTTTGTCCAGTTCCTCACGGGTCAGGTACATCTGTTTCTGTCCCGGCTTCATGGGGGAAAAGTCCTTGAACGGGCTGAAAGGCACGACAGCCCGGTTCACGGCAATCTGTGCGATATGCTTCAGCCGCTGGACATGCCCGATGGAGGTCCCGGTCTGGAACTTCCTGTCAATGCGGAGATACAGTTCGAACGCCTCTATGAACGATTCGTCCAGTGCCTTGAAAGGAATGTCCGACACCTTGTATCTCTCCTTGAGGAATCCCTCCACTAAGCGGTATGTGTTTTTATACAGGTAAAGGGTGTTCGGGGCGCGGTTCACCCCGACACGCAGGGCATACTCCTCATTGTTTTCGCGGAACAGTCCCATCAGTGTCACCTGCTTTTCGGCCATTCCCTGAAAAGCGTCACGTATCTGTGCGGCGGTAATGTCATCACTGATCTCCGCCAGTTCGTTGTATCTCCTTTGCAGAAGGAGCAGCATCCTGTCTATCTCCCTGTTGGTGGTGACAGCCATCCGGCTCTTTCCGGTGCACCTTTGCGAAGTGGCATTCCACAGTTTCGGGTCCACCTTTATCTTACACCCGAACTGTGTGACGGAATTAACCGTTCCCTTCACCATGATTCTTCCCATCAGCGGACAAAGCCCGTCTTTTCCCTGCCCGTTCCGTTTGAGGTAGAGCAGCACCTTGATTTCTGTTTTCATCCTTTTCCTTGTTTAAATTGCAATATTATAAATTGTTACAAGGATTCCAGACATGAAAAAACAAGCAAAACAGTGCAAAAGAATCCGACCGGTGGCTTTTCCCTTGCATGAATGAAGGGAAAACTTTAATATTGCATACGGTCGGGAAGGAAAATCCATGGTTCTCACCAATTTACCCGGTTGGAAACAGGTAATGACTTGGTAGCTGAA